TTCCACAAAATATTCACTAATGACTTTTGTGTCAGGTATCACGTAAGCACCCTCAAAAATAATTCTCATACCACTTTTTAGTGTTACGCCATTTGGTGATGTATATGATTTTTTACCTAAAATATCTCGATCTATGTCAATGGGTTGTTCTAATGTACCACTGATAATAATTGCTGGTAATCCATCGAAACTCCAATAGTATTCCTGATAGTTTATAAATTTATCTATATCTATTGGTGGCAAGAAACTGGAATAATTTGTATTAAAAAGTCTATTATGATTTTTAGTACCTGCACCACTAATTTTTAGTGTATCCACAAACTCATCATAAAAAATTAAATCTTCACTGACGTTTGTGTTTGCATTTAGTGTATTAACAGCAGGACTTAAACCATAATGATGTCTTGTGGCTGTGGGTTCTCTGAGATAAACTCCTTTTACATCAAAATCATTGGAGGGCTGTTTACCTATAAATCCATTTATTACCTCAACGTTGGCTTTGCTGAAAAGTTGCTCAACTGTGCTTTCAAAGAAATTTTTGACTGCTCCAGTCTGTAATATTTCAGGTAATTTTTTGTATAACTTATCTGCCATTTAATTAACTTTTTAATGTTTGTTCAGTAATTTTACTGATTACTTCTATGTCAGTTACTTTTGCAGTACTTAAGAATAACTCATCTGATTCTGCTTTAACTGAAAATAAATCACCAAATTTACCACTGTCATTTTTAGGAAGTATCACAATACTACCTATACTGTTGCCTAATTGTCTGTGTATATAAGAACTTAATTCTGTAAAATAGAATGTTTCTCCGAAATCCCAATTATTGGCATCAAAGTATCTGTTGAATGCTCTTATAATTTGAGTTTTGATTTCGTTGTCACTAAAAGTTTCGTTTAATTTAACAACTCTAAATTTAGCTCTTAATTCTGGTTTAGCATCAGATCCAAATAATCTTTTGAATTTACCACTTCTATATGCTAGTGTATCACTGGCACTTTTAAAATTATCTAAACCAACAAATTCAGTTTCTAGTTCTGTGCTTGTTGGAGGAAGAGGATATGTTGTACCTGGAACATTTAAATACCTTTGAATTTGGTCATAGTATGTTTGCGTTAAAACTAAAAATTCCACCACATTACTAATACTAGGATCTATTCTAACATCTTTGTCAGCAACGTGTTGCCATTTAAATATCATTGCATTTTTAACTGGTAGTAAAGTATTTTGTGTAGCACCTCTACCGTTTTTAACCAAATAATCTGTTGTTTCTACACCACGTATTTGTAATGTATTTGTACTATTTGGTGTCATTAAATAAACTTTGTCTTCTGCTTCTGCATATACTTTAACGCCGCTGAGTTTTCCATCATTATTTTCTAAATCTGAATCCATTATGGATTTACTAGCCACTGAAATCCAGGACAAGTTTGAAATACTAACTGGATCACTATATGATGTTGGACTTACTGTTTCAGATCCTATGTTTAAATCCAATGCTGATTCTTTTCTGTAATCTAAAATTTCACCTGATGAAGGTTTTTCATAAGTGTAACCATCAAAGTCTAAATATTTTTCCAAATATACTAAATCGTCTGTGTCAACAAACTCATAAAATTGTAGGGGTCTATCTGGAACTAAGTCATTATCTGTATCATAAGGAGCCACTATAATTTTGCTGGAATCTGTATAACCATCATCTTCAACAAAAGTATCAACAATATGCCAGTCTATGTTTCTATCCAATCTTTCTTTGTAATTTACATAGTCTAATCTAATTTTATCTGTGCTTGTTACAGCAGTGGAATCCTGTGCGTAAAGATAATCGTTATTATCTAAATCTCTTCTAGTCAATGTGCCTGTTTGTGCTGATGTGTTTGCGGCATCCAAAATCAAATACCCATTTGCACTTGCATTATATGTTGCACCATCAACTCCAAAACTTCTTGTTGTACCACTTACATTTGCCTGATAAAATTCTATTGAACCAGTTCCTGTATTAAGTTGTTTATAATGAACATTACCAACACTGTCAAAAATGTTAAACCCAAATGTTGCATTAGTAAAGTTAAGAGTAATGTTACTGGGAATTCTTTCTATTCTACCCAAATTATTTGCTATAGTAACATTGGGTGTGAGTGCCGCGGCATCACCATTATCAAAATATGTATTCACCGGCACAACTGCATCGTGAACAAATTCGTTTTCAGCCACTATAGCAGAAACATTGGCACTGCCTTCTGATTTTAGTATGCCAAAATTACTTACCCAATTAAATTCCACATCATACCATTTCTGATTTCTAGTTCTCAACGGTAAGTTAATTTGAAACCCTGATGGTGTGGTAGTAGCCGCTGTTTCTTCACTGTACCAGGTGTCACCTTTGCTATCTGCATTGGAGTCATACCATCTGAATGTTTCACTGCTACCTGGTTTATCATTAAATGTTGTGATAGTGATTTTATCTGTATTTGCTTTGTTGTTTGGGTCAACTACTTTGATATTTTTAATGTTATAAAATTTAATATCTTCAGCACTCTGTAAAACATACTGTTCACCTCGCATAGTGACTTCATATTTGTATGTGGAATCATCTATAGGCACATATTTAAATAACAATAACCAACTGCTGTCTATCGGATTACCTGCTTTACTGCCTGCGTTGTTTACAGAAAAAGGACTTGTTTTATCCAAGTCTGCATTGTCTATAACATACCATCTGTCAGCCAATAATGAGGTTGATCTATTTGATAGAGTATACCCAATTCCAAATGTTTTCTTGTCTTCAATCTTTTGCTGTATAGCAGAAATCTCTCCGCTATCAAATTCTTTTCTCAATGTGAGGATTACTTCATATGCTAACCAATTTAAAGGAACATCTTCACTTAATGTCCAGGGTCCTACACTTGTACTTAATCCACTTGTTAAAAGACCTGCATTTGTTTCTTTAGTAATTCTAACCCATTTATAATCTGCTGGATCTGATGGATTTACAAATTTAATAAAATTGTTTTCCTGAATTTGTTTAAATGTTTCATAAACATTTGTTAAAACCTGTTCACTGCCTGCGGCTGACACACTGGTTGTTTCTGTCATATAACCTGTAGCACCTTGAGGAGCCACTGGCAATGGTTTCCATTTGATATCTAAACTTTCTAAGTTAAAAGAAACACTTTTATATGCAATCCATTTTTGTCTAGAACCGTCATATATAAAGTTATTGATATTCTGTTGTCTTAAAAGTTCTGGTATTTGATTTACCACAATGTTATTTGCAGTATTGTTTACACTCACTGTGATTGTGGAAGTTGCTTGTTTGTTTTCTTTAAACAAATATCCATCATCTGCAAATAAATCTATGTTTTGGAATGTTCCTGTAGGATCGTTTATATCAATATATCTGCTGTGACCAGCATGAGTTTTATTTACTGCTCTTAATTTTTTAATATTTGAACTTTGACTGAATGGGAATATATTGTAATCCTGAGCGTTCACCATACGATTCTGTGTATAGTATGTTTGAGGTGCTCTTGATTTAATACTTGCTAAACTTTCTGTAGGCAAACTGTTATTTACAGACGTTTGTAGACTTAATATAACAGTTAAATTAAATTGTCCACCGTTTTTATTTTCGTAAGGAATAATAACAGGAATATTTCTTGCATCTTCTGGTTGCATACTGAATCTATCGCCTGAACTTGTTCTATGCCATACCCTAAATGAACCAACTGGCACATTACCAAAATTACCATCAGGGAATTTCAATCTCACACCGTCATTGTTTAAATTTTCTGTGGCGTATAAATTTCTTGTACCAAATGCCTGACTGTTAAAGTTAAGAGTTTGTCCCACTGTGTTTGGTATTCTTGTCCATTTGTTTAAAATAGAACCTGTAGGAGACAACTCTTGTACATATAAATCTGTTTCATTTATGTTAGGTATTGTGATGTCAGCAACTCTGTTTGCAATAGGAGTTGTGAAGTTCAAATCACTAAACGATAAATTTCCCTGTTTGAACATCATAAAGAAACCTGATGTTGGACTGCTTAATCCTTTGCCATCGTTCCTGTAAATAATACCCATGTCATTTAGAGGATCAGGATGTCTTTCGTAAAAATATTCACCATTTATAAAATCACCATCAACAACTTCAAAAGTTCTATCATTACCATTTACATTCACAGTAAAAGGCATTGCCATAGAAGCATTTAATTGTTTTGTGATTCTGTATAGTTCAGTTTTGATATTACTGACTTTGCCTGATTTTACAGGGTATGAAAATCTGTTTGTGTTACTGAACGTGCTGTTTAAAATAGTTATAAATTGTTCGTAACTTTCTGGGTTATTAACATCGTCCCAGAATACTGTTTTGTTTGCAAGATTTCTGTTTAAACTGTCAGTTAAAGGCTCATCAGTTCTAACACCAATTACTTTCATTAATCCACTTGCTGGTACATTTCTTCTTGGATTGTATCCAAGCATTCTGGCCAGTTTAAATACTGAGTCTCTTCTTTCAGCAGTTTCTAAAAAATTCTCCCTGCTGTTTAAGTCCATTCTAAAGGCCAGTGATTGGGATAGATAAGCAAGTAATTCTATAATTGCTATGAATTCTGAACTTTCAATATAATCATTAAAATTTTCAGGAAAATTTTGTCTTATGTAATTCACCATTGACAGTCTCAGAGTGTCAAAATCGTATGATGTAAAATCAACTTGTGAAAATGCCTTATAGGCTACTTTCCAATCTTCTGCCGCAAATAGGTTATTTTGTCTTTCTGAATATGCCATTATTGTTCATCCAGTGATTTATTCACAAATTCCACATACAATACATCTTCATCATTTATGCCTTTGTATCTCAACTGTATTTCAGCTCTAATAGTGTGATCCAAAATAAACAACACTGTGTCTATTAGTTCAACTCTGGGATCTGTGTCTATAATTCGTTCTATATCTCTTTTAATTTCGTCTTCGGTCAATGTGTCTTCAGGGTTCATTAGCAAATCCCAAATAATACTACCGTATTGAGGTCTCATTACTCTTTCACCTTTTTTAGTTTGGAAATGATTCAATAGATCTCTTTTGATAAGTTCTTTATCAAACAGAGTATAGGGTGCTTTAACCCGGTCTATTGTGCTAAAACCTTTAAACATTGCCATACCGTTATTTATCATTTTTATTAAAACTAGTTTTAATAAGGTATTGACAAAACATCAAAAAGTCTGTATAATTATTACAATTTGTCAAAATGTATTAAATATAGAGAGGCAATATGGAAATTAATACTAAATCATCACTAAACAATACTCTGGAAGAAGAATTAAGACTTATGCTTGTGGAAAAGAATAATGAGTGTGCGGCTCTAAGAAGTCACATCAAATTATTAGAAAAAGCAGTAGCAGAAGAACAAGAGCAAAAGTACAGACTGCTTGTTGAGAATTCTGATTTAAAAAAGCAACTTAACAGTTAATAAACAGGGTAATCTGGCCTATCATCAGGGTCAACAGGCTTGCCTGTATATACAGGACCATCTTTAATAAATTTCTTTTCTTGCATTTCTGCAAAAGCCTTTTTCTTAATGCTTTTTAGTTTTGCTGTTAGTTGTGCCCAAGTTAAACTGGAACCTGTGCTGGGTTTGTAATCAAAATTTACCCAATCAGGTGTTGTAAATAACTCTGCTTCAAAACGTCTTCTGTCAGCATATTCTTTTTTGTATTGTGGAGGACTATCGCTGTCTATTGCACCTGTACGCCATCTCTGTATAAGTCCAGGAATTCTTTCATAAAGTTCTTTGTTTAGTTCTCTTAATACAGTGCTTTTTGCAAAGTTACGTGGCCCAATATGTATTGTTAGGCTCACTAGGGCAATAAATTGAAAATCACTAATAGGCACTTTTACTAAACTTCTAACTGCTCTTGCGGCTTCCTCTGATTGTGATAATATGGTTAAATTTGTACCCACAGGGCCTAACCCATTTGAAAAGTCCACTATCTTTGTGCCTTCTTTATCAACAAGAATAAGTCCAGGTCCGTCCACTATGGGTTTAATGCCTTCTTTGGCGAGTGCTGATACAACTTGTTTAAATAATTTTAGATTGTTTTCTGCCATTAGCCGTTTCCTTTATTCTTATTAATGTCTTTGATTATGTTGTTTAACGAATCCACTGATACGTCATTTTGTAATGTGTTTGCCAAATTAGAAAAATCCTGCAGGGAACCACCGGGTAATCCTGCTTTACTGAACACATCACCTATTGTGCTGTCTACTTTGTTTTGTAATCCTGTAACTTTATTTGCATACCCTTCAGAAGTTGCTTTTAAATCCTGGAAGTCAGCCATTATTCCATCTGCACCTATACCCAAAGATTTAAATCTGGCCTGCAACTCTGTTAGTGTTTTGGATTGTCCTATAACCTGTTGCCCAAATGAATTTATGATAGGGAAACGTATAGGAGGTATAATATTTTTTAATATGTCTGTATAGTTAGAAAATCCTTGTAAACTCTCCAAATACTTTAATCCTGGAGCACTAAAATTACTTAATTTATCTTTGAAAGGACCTATGAGATCGTCACCAACACCTTTAATTTTGTCTTTGTATTTGTCCAGTTTACTACCTGAGGCATCTCTTGCCTGTTTGACTGTGGCTAAACTTTTTTCTATAACTGCTTTATAGCCTGCAGGTGTATTTGCATCTTCTGGTGTTTGTGTTGAAGGATCTACATCTGCACTTTCATCTTCTGCCATAGATTCACTGTCGTGACTGATAGGATCAGGTGACGTATGCCCATCCCAGGGTTCTGCTGTGACTAATACTCCCACCAGTGATTCTATTTCAGTAGGACCACCTGGACGCTCACCGTTCTCAGGTAAAACTTGTTCTGCTTCTCTGTCGTATTCTGGTTGTGAAAGAGGTTGATCTGTGTGTGATTGTAGTTCCAGTTGTGGAGCAACACTGGCTGGTATAGCAGGAGTAGGTATAGGACCAGTTCCGCTGTTTAATAATATTAAACTACCCAGTGCTGACACAGGCCCTGCTGATGTAAGTGTTGTCCCCAATGCACTGATTGATTGATGTGCTCCAAGTGTTATTGTTGATATACCCAAAGCACCTATATTTTGATCCAGTTTTAAGCCACTTTCTCTTATTGTGCCTGCCGCATTAATGTCTATATCACCGTTAAATGAAGTAATTTTGGAATTTAATCCTGCAAATGAGGTAAATTCACCAACACTTTCCAATCTAATGTGTCCACCATATCCCAATGGTATACCGCCTGGTACACCTTGTGGTGGTACACCCAAATAATCTTCGCCTAAATTATCACCGGCCGCTTTAATTTTTACATCACCACCTGCTTCTATTTTTACATCTTTGTCTGCTCTTAAGTTAAAGTCACCTTTGGTTCTAACATTTAGCGATCGTTCACCATAAATGTTTATGGAACCATCACTGGCTAATTCTAACCAGGCTTTACCACTTTTATTAATTATATAAACTGTGCCCTGATTATCATCAAGTAAAATCTGATTACCGCCTGATGTACGCAATCTGATGTTTTTGCTGTTTTTGTTGTCATCCATTATGAACTGATGTCCACCAGTTCTGTGTCCTGGATTTTTGGGATCTAATGCACCTGGTGTTAGTATTCCAAATACTTCACTGGGAGATTCTCTTTTTGCTCCACTGGAAGACGCACCACGTATGGTGTCATTTATCAATCCCTGTTTTGTGATTGCTTCTGCTAAATCGTGATGTGCAGGTCTTAAAATATCCGTACCACTTTCTGGCATAGGATCAAATTTATTTTTTTCTGCTACAGGTAAGTTGTTACCCAAAGAACCATAATTTCTAATACTGCCAGGAATGCCTGGTACCATATGATTTGCTTTGTGTGGATATAAACAACTTATAATTATGGGATATTTTAGATTACCATCACCAAAAGCCACCAATACCAAATTACCTTTATCAGGTGGTATCATCCACATACCATAACTTTTTTGTGTGCCTATATATGATTTTGTGTCATTGACATCTATGGCACCATAATTCGTACCTCCAGCAAAAGGAGAACTCCAGATACAATCAAAGTAACCGTTTTGATCTTTTTTATCTCTGGCCAGTGCGGCAATAAAAACTCTTAAACTTCCTGTTTTAGTGACATCAGCAGTATCCATAACTTCGCCAAGATATACGCCCATCCTTTTATTGGAATTCATATCCTGTTTATTGGAAGGATTAACACTGGATCGTTTTCTTAAATCAGACATTATCCTGCTCCAAATGGTAAGTTACCACTCAATCCGCCTCCAATGCCAGGTGTTTCAACTGGTGTATTAGATGTTCCTTGTTCTGACTTATCTGTTTCACCAGCATCTGGTTTAGGTTGTGCCCTATTGATTTCAAAGGATTTATTAATTTGATTTTTGACTGTTTCTATAATACTCATTTCATATGCTGGATCTTTTGTTGCTGATACATCAACAGTAAATAATCCATTAGAAAAATTTGTAACTGCTTTTATAGTATGATAAACGCCGCTCATAGTATAATTTATACCAGAAAAATCATATAATCCTGTATTCTGGTCCTCATCATCTATATTAAAATCAAACTTTCTAGGACTTTCTATTACCACAAGAAAATCCACACTGCCACCACTCCATTGTGCTGAAAATAAATTTGTATCAATTAGTTTTGAACTGTTTTGGTCTTTGCCTTTTACAGCATTATTTCCCACAGAATTATCATAAAAATTACTCATTCCCAAATACCAGGGATCTCCTCTAAGCGTCAAGTTTATAACTTGATTGGATGCCGCTTCTCCATGCACTGACATTAAATGAGAAAATGCAGATGGTCTATAAGAATCTCTTTCTCCGGGTGCTTCAGCAACCTTATTATCTGTATCCACTTTTATTTTTTTAGGAATAGCATTTCTTAATTTTGCTTTAACAATATTTTTAGCATCTGATTCACTTAAATCATCACCTTCTAAACCTTTTACTAATTCTGAAGCATATAAGAAATCTATATAACTGGAAGTAGATGTTGTTTCCGTATCAGTATTATTATCGCTTTCTGTTTGGGTTCCTTCTTGTGGAGATGTAACTCTTTTGACTAGTGAATTATTTGCTAACGCATCTGAAATTCTTTCGTCTGCTAAACTTTGTGCTAAAAGTTGTGCTTTTTCGCCATTTAAGTCGCCTTCAATGTCTGCAATTTCCTGTTTTGTGAACCCCAAATAATCACCAAAACCCTGTAGTAAATTTGAAAAATTGCCATCTTTGGCTTCTTTCAATTGTTTAAGAGTATCCAATATACTGTTAGGCTTGGTTTGTTTCTCCACTTTATCAGAAGCACCTGTATTTGTGGTTTTATTATTTTTTGCCTCTTTTTCCTGAAGTGCGGGTGCTATGGCCATTTGTGATTGTTGTGCAAAATCCCCCTGGCCAAATGCAGGGTGTTTTA